CCGCGTTTCGAAAGTTGCTGTTGTATTTTTTTAGATGCTTGATCAGTTAGCGTTATCATGTCGTTTTCGATAATCGTTTAATTCGTCTTCCCATATTATTTCTACGGTGTATCCCAACGATTCAAAATATTGTTGTCTTACCAAATCTAATTGCCATTTTTCTTTAGCAGTCTTTTTTAATTGAGGGTGATAAAAATCTTCTTCAAAAAATTTAGGATTACAATGCCAATAATCACCGTATACCTCAATAATGTGTTTTGTTGATTCATTTACATAATCGGGTTTGTATCTTCCAATTCTGGTATTAATTTTATAATCAATTAATATTGATTCTAACAATTTTTCTTTCTTACTGCGTGGAGAAGTTTTAGCAAGATGCCCGACATTTTCTGTACCGTATCTTTCGAGATTAGTTTTTTTAACTTTCTCGAAATATTCAGATGTATGTTTCTTTCCTTTAAAATTACCAGGTAGTCCTTTATTCCATGCAGTTTGTAATCCTTGGGTATTTTTGTTCCAGGGAGTTCTCCCTTTGCAGGATTCGGATAAATTCTTAACCCATATTTCTCTATTTTGTTCTCTGGTAGCGTATCGATTGGCATTCCAAATCCTAGAGTCTGCCATATCTGGATTTCGTTGCCAGTGTAATTTGGCAGAACAAGATTTTGAACAACATTCTACACCAGATCCTTTTACTAATGTCCCGCAAACAGGACACGGTTTATGTCCTTTTTGATATCCAGTCTTATTATCTTTTCTCAGAAATATTCCGCACCCACATTTACATATATTCATAACTTTATTTAGCAAAGTTATTTGTTCTATGTTAGGTTATGTTTCTTTTTGTAGTCTTCAACTGCTGCAAAAATTGCCGATTCAGCGAGAATTGAACAATGTATCTTAACTGGCGGTAAGGCTAGCTCTTCGGCGATTTCGGAGTTTTTAATAGATCCTGCTTCGTCAATGTGCATTCCTTTGACCCATTCTGTAACAAGAGAACTGCTTGCAATCGCCGACCCGCAGCCATACGTTTTAAATTTCGCATCTGTAATAATACCTGTAACATCGTCCACTTTTATCTGTAACTTCATTACATCGCCACAGGCTGGGGCGCCAACCATGCCTGTACCTACATTTAACTCGTCTTTGGCAAAGCTGCCAACATTTCGTGGATTCTCATAGTGATCCACGACCTTTTCTGAATAGGCCATAGCTGTCTCCTAAGATTATTTTATAGTATTTAATTAGTCTTGTCTACGCTTCATGGCGCTTTTGGCCATGTTCGACACTGTTTGTTCTGGATTATCGGCCGCGGCCATGTACTCTTCTGGATTATCAATTTGACTCTGAGAATCTGTGGTAAACTTAATTGTCTCGGGGGTAATATTCTTGAGCATCGATTTAATTGAATCTTCAGCTTCGTTGGCTGCAATTAAATTTTGGTAAGTAAAACCAGTCAGTCCAGTATTTGATATATACCGAATTACCATTGGGGTGGGTAGTTCAGAAGCAATCTCTCCTCTGATGACTTTATTATGCAGAAGATTCAGAGCTGTGATTATGTTTCCATAATCACCTCTGTCTTGATTATCTGCAGTACCAATTTGGTCACGTATAGTGTCTAATAAAGGAGGAAGTTCTTCATTCATCATTTTACTAGCATCAGTGATCATGTCCTGAACGCTGTCTACCATGTCCTTGGCTGCTAGTACTGCTTCAGCTGTTTCTAGTTCGCCTTCTAGTAGAGTTTCATGTTGATTAATCCACTCAGTGAGTCCTTCACGCACCATAAGCATTTCCATATATTTTGGATTTTTTTCTGCTGTATGAGCGCCATAGCTCTTTCTGATAACATTCAGGCTTTCACCTAATGCAGCACTTAAACGCTGAGCCTTTGCGTAAGTTAAATTATCGTAGTCAATTGAAAAACCAAAACGGCTTTCCATGACACGGTTCAATCGTTTTGTTTTTTGTGGTGCAAGTTCTTTTAAATTCATATTAAGGTTTCCCAGATTTTTATATATTTAGCCGTTGCGATTCTTTTTTCCAATTCTTGACGAGCAGGCCCGAATTTTAATTTAAAATCATAATATCTTGCGTACCATAATTGTGCTTTAAACGGATCTTTTTTATTCTTATTTGTTAATTTGTCAGTGTAGAATTCTAATTCATCATAGACTCGGGCCACTTCAATATCTGCTGTTAGTAACCCATCTGCTGTTTTATAATATTGCATTTTAGTAAGAACGGTATATAACACCGCAGCAGGTTTACTATAAAATGTATGAATTAATTTATTATCTTTGATAACTTTATACCTATGCGTGCCCAAGTTGGTTATTACATAATTTCCGATAACCCACTGATTACTGTTTATGGGCACCAACACAGGTTGATTTAGAGCATATCGAATATAATTAAGTTCTTTTTTTGCCCAAATGTTTACTTTAGATACCCCAAGGTTTACTATTAATTTACCTAGCTCGTTTTTTGTATATGATTCGACCGTTTTCATTTTTTCTTGTTAATAGATTTTTATTCACTAATTGATTAGCCATATGTTGTTGTCTGTCATCCATATCACCTTTAGCCATAACAGGTGTTTCTTCGTCAAATTGAGATAGCATGTCTGCCTCCTCATTTGTGATGGCCACATTTATGTTTTGCGTAAGTTCTACAATTTTCACTTTGATGCCAGATGAATTAAAAGGCTGATAACGGCTGTAAACATAACCCCAACTATAGTAGTTCCAATGGTTATCATTTGTTTATTAATGCCACCTGTCTTATTGGTGATACTGTCTTTAATTTCCACAACGTGACGCTCAATGACCGTCATACGCTCATCTAGATTGTCTAGTTTATTTTCCAAAGCTGCATACCTTTCCGCACAAAGTTCTACGTGCGCTTCAAGGTTCTTCTTTTCAATGTCGGTGGTTTTGCTCATATTACGCCTCATATAGCGATGCTTTAAATTGTTGCCTAAATGTGCCGTGAAGAGAAGCCTTAATGGTGCCGTAGCATCAACTAATATTTAGTTCATCTACAGTAGAAAAATATATGTTTTTTAATATCCCATAGCTATGAAAAATCGGCAGCATGAACCTAGCAGATTCGTCTAGCCCTGTGATCACTGGTACTTGTTCGAAATCTTCATATAATTGATCCACAGTGTAGATATTTCTTTCGCTAGCAAATTTAAAAATCCAAACTTTTTGCATGGTTTGATAAAATTCTCCAAAAATTTTATTGACGCCATCTACATCCGATAAAAGTTCAGGTCCTCCCAAAATTATAGGTTGTGTTTTTAACCCCAGAACCTGTAATACTGTTTCCCAATTACGTTGTTGATCTCGTGCAGGGCTGTCGCCCCTTGTTACATTAGTAGGTGTTATATCTACTAGAGTTGCACAGATAAAAAAGTTCATGAAAATATTTATAGCCAACAAAAAAGGCACTATGAAAGTGCCTTTTTGTTTTAGCTTACGCTAAAATTACTCAGCTAGACGTAGGCCAGGTTGTGTAACAACAACACCTGTTGTATTGTATCCGCTGCTGGTAGCAGAACGAATATTAGCTTGTAGGTCTGTTGCATTCCAAGCTGATTCTTCAACAAGAACGCTTAGAAGACCGTTTGTAACTGCACCGTTGTTTGCTGTACCAACTTGGTAAGCCAACAATGTAGCATTCAATCCAATTGTACGTAGGATTGTTTCAACGCCTTCGCCTGTACCAAATTGTGTGGTCATAGAGACGTTAGAGTTAATAGCAAAAGCCTGAACTGGCTTGCCAATACCTGTGCTGATTAAAACGTTTGCGCTTGCTGCTTCTGTGCTTAGAGCAATGTTACCAACGCTGACTACGTTTTGTGCATTACCATTTGTACGTGTAAAAACTGCCATTTTATATTTCCTTTAAAAATTCTGCGAATTAACGCATGTAATTATTTATACCAAAGTTATTTTTTCCATTGTTTAGGGGCAGTAAAATTAGCTTTGCTGAATTCAATTCTGTCAACTAATTTGACCGCACCGCCGTCATGCCCTATGGCAACAAATCCTTCAGGTGCTGTTACACGATATCCATTGTCAGTTTTTAAAAAAGTGCCTATATTTTCAATTTGTTGCATCTTCTGCAATAGCATGACTTTGGCCTCAATTATACGTTTATATATGGCAAGAATTCCCAACAATATGTTGCTGTTGTCAGCCAT